TGAAGAACAAGATGGTATAAATTTTGCTATAACAGCACTTACTTATATTGATGGTAAGTATGCAAATATTGAGCAAGGTATAAGTTTACCTGCAAGAAATATTTCATTACTTAATGAACCTAGAAATCCACCTTCTAATTTACAGGCTGCTGAAAGAACTGTAATTATAAATGCTTTAGCCGTAACAAAATTAATAGTTTCATGGGTTTCTGTTACAGGAGTAAGTCAATATCTTGTTCAATATAGATTTAATAATACAAACTGGGTTAATGAAATAGTATTTAGACCTGATTTTGAAATATTTAATACTGAAGCGGGAACGTATGAGTTTAGAGTTTTTTCTTATAATGCTGCTTTAAAATTATCAGCCACATCAACTGATTTAACTTTTAATGCAGTCGGTAAAACAGCAAAACCAAGTGATGTACAAAATTTATCTATTGAACCTATTACTAATAAATTAGTCAGATTAAGATGGAACAGGTCTACTGATCCCGATGTTATACATGGAGGAAGAGTATATGTTAGGCATAGCAATCTAACAGATGGTAGTGGTACATTTCAAAATTCTGTTGACCTAATTACTGCTTTAGCTGGTAATACTACTGATGCAACAGTACCTAGTTTAGAAGGAGAGTATATTCTTAAGTTTCAAGATGATGGCGGACGATTCTGTGTAGGAGAAACAAGTATTATTATGGATCTTCCTGATCTTATTGATACGCAAGTTATACTGCAAGATCGTGAAGATTTAGATAGTCCAGCTTTTCAAGGTACGAAAACTAATACAACATTTAATAATTCTACAAGTGCTTTACAGTTAACCAACCCTGCTACAAATGCTACTGGAGAATATGCTTTTAAAGATATTTTAAATTTAGGTGCTGTATTCTCTCTTGATCTAAAACGTGTTATAAGATCTATTGGATTTAATATAGGACAGGATATAGAAACTTTAATACCTGGCCCACCAGGAATACTTTGGGACGATTATGCTGCTTCAGATAATAATTTTGATGGTGCAGCAGCAGACGAGGCAAACTGTCAGATTCAAGTAGCGACATCTCAATCAGCGTCAGGTAGTTTTGGTGCATTTAATAATTTTGCAAATGGTACATTTAAAGGTCACAGATTTAAATTTAAATTAATTCTTGAAACAACAAACACTGCACAAAACATGAATGTACAACAAGCTGGTTTTACCGCAGAGTTTCAATCAAGAACTGAGCAGAATTATCAGACAGGTAGTGGAACGTCTACCGCCCCACAACAATCAGGAACTTCGGCTAAGACAGTTACTTTTGGAACACCATTTTTTGTTGGTACTTCTTCTTTAGGAGGAGCAAATGCTTTCTTACCCTCTGTTGGAATAACTATACAAAATGCTCAATCAGGTGATTTCTTTACTAT